CATTACCACCGTCAATTCTAAAATATTCAGTTACGCCTCCACTACCATTATCGGACATAAATATTATATCGCGATCATCAGTTAGAGTTTGAATATATAAATCACCAACACCTTCTTGACTAATATAACTATGTGTCCCGCTATGATATAGTTTTAAATCTTGTGAATTACCTATTTGTAGCTGTACATCATCTTCTAGATTTACATTTTTGTGAAATTTAGTTCTAACGTTAGTACCATCAATAGTTAGATAAGTTGCTAAACCTCCACTACCGTCGTCAGACTGTAATACTATGTCTTTGTCATCAGATTTATTTAGTATATATAAGTTTCCAGTTTCGTTATGAATATAACTATTTGTAGCGTCGTGGTATATTCTTAAATCATCACTGTTACCAAAGTTTGCTTTTATGCCGTCGGTATGTCTAGTGTCTTTAAAAAATCTTGTTTGCTCTGCACTACCATCAATAGTTAAATAAGGCGTTGTACCGCCAGAACCGTCGTCACATCTGAAAGTAATGTCATCATCATCTACGGTTTGTACAATCTGTAAAGTACCAGTAAAGTTTTCTATATTAGAATTTGTTCCGTTGTGGTATATTCTTAAATCATTGTCAGCACCAAATCTAGCTTCATTACCATCTCCAACTTTTATATTACCATTGACTTCTAGCTTTTCAGAAGGCGATGTAGTATTAATACCTACACCAGTATTTGTTAAGCGCATTCTTTCTGAATTGTCTGTCTTAAGTAAAATAAAATCGTTGTCTTCGTCTCCTTTTATTGCAACTCTTCCATTATTACCGTCACCAACGTCTGACCAAACTATTTGCTGTTGATTTGTTAATTGAATACTACCAACCACTGATAACTCTTCTTCTGGCGAGCTTGTACCAATACCAACTCTACCAGTGTCACCCTTAACAACAAGCCTGTTTGTAGCTCCTCCTGCTCTAAGTATTAAATCTTTATCAGTTGTAACAGTGCCAAGGTATAAGTGGTCGCCTTTACTAGCTATTTCATTTTGGTCTATACCTATACCAGCTCCAGTATCAGTTCCAATTAATATTCCAGCGTTACCTAAGCTACTCCAACCTATACTTCCAGATGGAATAGTGTGAAGCTTAGCTCCAGGACTAGTAGTCCCAATACCGACGTTGCCGGCATTAGAAATAGTCATTCTAACAGAATTATTTGTTTTAAAGAACATAGGGTAGTAAGCAGAGTTGCTTAATGATGTCTCGTTACCGGACTCACTAAGAATTGTGTAATTACCTGCTCTAAAACCTGTGGAAGCTTTTGCGTACCCTGTAACCTCTAGCATTTCGCTAGGACTACTTGTACCAATACCGACCCTGTTATTAGATAAGTCAATATTTAAGTTGTTAGCGTTAACTCCAGTGTTTGCACCTAAAGACAGCTTACCGTTTTCAGAAGAAATATAACCGTTAGTATCATTGTCTGATAAAGCAATATAAGCCTTATTATCCGTAGATTTTAATCTTACGACAACGTCATCTGCCGATTCAACATGTAGTCTTGCTGTTGGGCTAGTAGTACCAATACCTATCTGACCACCATCTTCAATGTAAAATACGCTAGTACCATCATCTTGAACGTCAAATATATCTTCACTACCTTTTTGATTTATTACAGCGGCAGGACCTGTACCATCGTTTGTAACAAGCCATTGCTCCGTGGTAGTTACGTCTGTATCTATTTGAGTGTATGTGCCGTTGACAGTAAGGTTACCTTGTATTCGAGCGTCACCAATGACGTGGAGTGTCTGATCTGGGCTTGTAGTGCCAATACCAAGCCTTTGATTAGCGTGGTCAATGTATAGTGGCGTAGGTACGTCGTTAGTTCTACCTATACAAGTAACTTGAAGGCCTTGTATAATAGTACCTGGTCCGTTTGTTTTTAAAACTATACCTACGTTTTGTATTAAGTTTGCACCTGTAGGCTTTGTAATAGTAAGACCACCACCTATAGCTACATATACAATATCATTTTCACTAACACCACTAAAGCCTGAAAGGTTTGTGTTATAAACACCTACAAGAGTTATAAGACCATCTTTCGTGTTACCAGTGGTGGTAAGCTCTGTGTTTGTAATACCAATAGCTGGCATTTTAGCAGGATCAGACGCGTCAGCAATACCTACTTTTATTCTTTCGCTACCACCTATTTCACCTTTAGAGTATACAGGTGTACCTACAGGTATTGTAGAGCCTTCATCGTTTCTTACGTTTTCGTATATATGAGTAGCATGCTCATCACCAGACAGAGGATTTATACTAACCTTGCCATTAGCATCAACAACAAGACCTCTGGTTTCAGCCGTTTCAGCTAAGCCTTCAAAGTATACATCATTTCTAAATCTTGACGTTAAGTCCCATATGTGTTGCCCTATCCATTTCATTAATCAAAATCAATATATTCAATTGTTACTTCTTCGCCACGTTCTACTGCTTTTGCAATGCGTGGATAAATTCTTTTATAGGCATTACCACTTTTTCCAACAAAACCGTCTTTAATAATAGTGTTATTTTCTTGGGTATCCCCCACGAGAAGACAACCAGCAGTGTGTTCATCAGTGTTTCCAGTATGTATGAGAATATACTCAAACCCAGGCACATTAGTGATATGAAGCATACCAATGTGAAAACCACCATATTTCTTAGTATATCTGGCATGAAACCCACCTTCTTTTCTTAGCTCTATGCTATACACGCCTGCCGGCACTCTAGTCTCACCTTTGACCTTTAAAACTCTAGCTTCATCTTCTAGCGTATAACACAAAAAATGTTTACCTAACTCATTGACCTCAAATAACAAACCAGACGTAGAATCTGCCTGGCTGCTAAATCTTAATACTTGTAATTTCATTCGCAAGATTTTAGTTTTGCTAACTCTTTTTCAAGCTCAACTATACGATCTTCGTTTTCGTTGATTATCTTTATCTTTTTCTCAAGTCTTTGTTCCAAGACTTTTATATCTTCATCTAGCTGACCTATTTGACTATAAGCAATGCCCATAGTAAATATAATACCTATTATCCATATTATATTACCTACTGATATTTCTAGGTTTTTACTTATCACTTCTCTTGATAAACTCTAGTATTATATCAATTTTTTTCATCATCTCGTTTATATTATCTGCAGCTTTTTCGTGATGACGTGAAAATTGATTTTTAACTTCATATAGGCTAAACACCAAGAATCTGTAAAGCGCGTACAAAGCGCCTAAAAGTAATACTAATGGCAATCCGTAACCTTCTATTAATTTTAAAACTTCTTCCATATTACGATCCAAAAAACATTTTAGCAAGGGCGGCGGCAACTATACCGTATATAATCCACATAGCTCTAGCTAAAGTTTTTCGAGCCGATGTGTTTTGGTTTACTCTAGCGGCAACACCTTTGTCAGGGTCTAATAATTGCTTAGTAAGCATATCTAACTTCTCGTCCATTTTGTCGAGTTTTTTATCCATCTGATCCATTCTCTGCTGCATTAATGCTATTTCTTTGTCAACCGTTGCCATTTCCTATTTATAATTACATGATTAGTCGTGAGCGTAACAATATCTTTTACCCTTCTTTACTTGGTTTTTGCATCTACCACCTGAGCTAGTGAAAGCAGCACATCTATTTTTTCCTGTTAAACTTGTGCCTTTTTGTCTACTTTCTTTTTTAGCCTCTTTAACTTTTTTACTACCTATTGGTTTAACACCTATTTCGTAAGGACTAAAGCCAAGTAGTATAGACATTCTCTGAGCTACGCTATTGTCGGGGTTAAAACCTTCTCTAACTTGATTTATTAATCTAATAGTTCTATCGGTTGGAGCATTAGTAACACCTTCTATTACAGGCGCTGCGGTTGTCCATATTGGATTATCAATATCAAGCTTGCTAATTTCATTAATAGCGTCTCTATTCCAATCATAGTTTTTATATCCTTTTGCTATTTTTCTAAGCTTAGATCCTATAGCTGGCGATAAGTTTAAAGCTTCTAATACTACATTACCAAACTTTCCTGTACCTTTTTTATCTAATTCTTTTATCGCTGTTAGCATAGTGTTTTTAGCTGTAGCAATAACACCGCCTGTAATACCAGAACCTCTAAGCATAGTATCAACCATACCGTTTAATATACGCTCCATTTTAGTATCAAAAAGCTCTTGTTTTTCTTCTTCATCATCTATATCAAACAGCATAGCAAACAAAGCGTTTTGCAAGCTTAAGAATATCATGTTTTGAGCAAACCCGTAAAACACAATACGAGACAAATGCTCTTTTCTGCTACCAGTTCCTCTAGCTAATCCAAGTATAGCTTTTTTAAATAATCTAGCTTGCTGCATCGGATAATTCTGAAAGTTTAGCAAAAGTCTACCAGCGTTAGATACTTGTTGTTGAGATAAACGATCTGGTCTTGCAGACTGCTGTGACTCTTCTGTAGTATTTCTAAAATCGTTAAACGCTTTTTCTTCTGCTTCTTTTTTACTTAAACCTTCGTTTAAATAAGTCTTTACTCTGTTTCTATAGAACGTAGCACCGCCTGCAGCAATAGCAAAGCTATCAGCCATTTGCGTAGGTAAAAAACCTTTTTTAAGCAAGTACGCTACAGCTGCTTGAGCTTTGTTGGTAGCGTTAGCAACAGCCGAAGCTATTTCAGCAGTTTGAACGTCTGTTTTTAAACCTTTACGTCTTTGCTTTAAAAAGTCAGAGTTAAATATCATAGTAAAATCAGCCCAGTATTGCTTTTGATTAGCAAAAGCTTTAGCTGCTTGATAAGGGTTATTGTCTACATAGTTAACGTAGTTTATCATTGATATAGTTTGTAGCAATGAAGATTTAACGTTGATAAACATTATAGCTCCAACAGAGTTGTTTAACCAGCGCATCCACCTACTAGATATTGCATCTTTGCTGCCTTCAGATCTTGTTCTACCGGTTTCCATACGATATAGCACATCTTCAAGTGCTGATCTAAATCTACTACCATATATAGCTTCTACTTTGTTTAAGTTTTCTTCGCTAAATATTTCGTTTTTATTTTCAACCCACTCGCCTAAAAATTCAGCTCTACGTATTTTTTCTGATACTTCTTGTACGTCTGACGCTGTGCTACCAGCCACCCAATACTCGTTTGGCTTTACGTATACTTCGTCAAGCTTTAGTATAACCTGCAGGTTTTCAGCAAATGCTAAAAGAGCTTTGTCTGTCTTAACTCTTTCAACCATATTATCAACCTCCTGCTCTGATAAACCTGGCACGCTATGACCAGCTTTATTATAAAGATATACTCTAATAGCGTTATCAAAAGTAAACTCACTACCAGGCATCATTTTGCCTAGCTTTTTAGTTACTTCTTTGTGATTTTTTCTTAATCTATCCCAGTCGTTTATTATTGTTTGTCTTGATTGATCAAGCTCTGTGTATGCTCTTGAGAACGGATCTATTACAGCTTGCTTGAAAAACTCTAAGTCTTTATTACCTTGCTCGCTTTTGCCAACAAAATAATACAGTAAGCCTTCAAAGTCATCAGCCGATGGTGGTACAAATATTTGAAACTTACCTTTGTTTTTACCAAGTCTCAAAGCTTTAGCCCTTGAAAAAGCCTCGTCAAACGGTACGCCTTTGGTTCTTTCAAGCATTTTATTAAAGTCATCGCTCATTGTTCTGCTGAACTGTATTCTAGCTTGAACCGACTTGCCTTTAACATCTAGTTGATCTAATACATTTTTAACAGCCTCAACGTTTGGTAAAGCATCATCTACAAAATACATGTCATTATAACCTTCGGCAAACTTGTCTAGCATCCAAAGAGCTTTAGCTTCACCTGTGCTATTACCTAGGCCTGTTATATTACTTAGCGGTATATTAATATCTTTACTTTTTAGCCATTCATGTATTGCGGTTGCAGACTCAGCTGGTCTAGCTGTAAGCACGTACACATTGTCAGGACCGTATTTTTTAATTTGATTTTTCATTTTTTGTAATAGTGGTCCGTCAACACCGCCTCTTACGTTTACAAAGTCTGAAAAGTCAAACTCATAACCTTGCTCAGCATACTTGCTACCTACTAAAGGCCAATCGCCACTACTAATTTTTACAACATCATCACCTTTAGTTGCTGTTATAAAGTTTTTACCGTCTATAATTAATGTTTCGTCAAAGTCAAACGTAGACATACCTCTTGACTCTGTTTTGCTGTTTATACTTCTACTAGCTAAAATAGCTTTTTCTACAGATCTTTCTCTAGCCGATGTTTGATTAACTACATGTTGAGCAATACGCTCAGCGTCAGCTGCTCTACCTAGGTCTAACGCAGCTTTGCTAGTTATTTTAGATTTTCTTAACTGCAGCTCAGCTCTCAATCCGTATCTATAACCTACGGTAACATCTTTTTTATTTATTCTTTTCTTAACGCTTCTAGGCATTATTCTAACAGTTAAGTCAAACGTACCTTCAAGCTGGTTTATGCCAAGAGCTTCTAAGTTATGCACGTCGTTTCCTAGGTGAAATATACCTACACCTTGTATTTGTATGGCGTTTGTACTTATTAGCTTCACCCTACCGCTATTGTAATACTCTCTTAAAAAACTAGCGTCAACAGAAGTAGTAGATCTTACAGCAAACTTTAAGTTTTTGTTTTCACCTTTACCGTTTCTACCAACGCTTAAGTGATCAGGAATACTAACTACATCTTGAGCGTTGTTAATGTTAAGAACGCTTGTTAGCTTTTTTATAGGCTCAATTAAAGGCTCTGACAACTGTTTTAGTTGTTCGTCGCTTAACAACTCAGCCATTGGCCACTCCTTTATCCAGTTTCCATTAGCATCAACTTTGTTAAAAGATACATCGTTCCACGCGTAACTACCAGCTCTAGCAGGACCAACTTTAGTTTCTATAGTAAACAGCACGCCGTTTTTCTTACCGTCCCATATTATTATATCTGGTATATCGTTTTTGTTTATCTTACTTTCAAATATTTTAGGCCAAGCTTTAACTACTTGATCTTTAGAGTATACTTTTAAACCTAGTTCTTTAGCAAAAGTTTGATGAGATAGCTCTTGCATTAAAGCTTCGTATACATCTCCTTTAGTAGCGCCTTTAGGTAATCTATCTTGAACTCTTTTAAATCCTTTTGTGTCAAACTCGTGTACAAAAAACTCAAATTGACCTGGTCTATCATCTGCTAAGTCAGCGTAGAAATCTGTTATATATTTAGGAGTATTTAAACCAAAAACTGGCTTACCATTTTTTCTTCTAATTCTACCTGTTGGCGTAAGAATCTCATCTACGCCGTGTTTTTTAATAGCAGCCATAAAGTCTTTTACATCTTTATTAAAAGTTTTTGAAAACTTTATGTCGACGTCCCTGCCTATAGCCGCTGATAATTCTTGAATATCAAGGCCTGTTTGAACATCTTGATCAATTAGACCTATAACATCATCGCTTTGTCTTGCCTCCATAACAGCGTCAAGAACTAAAGTGTTACCCATAGCTTTTGCAAAGCCATCTTTTCTAGTACCTTTTAAACCAGATCTAGCGCCTGTTACTGGGTTTATAGCTGGCTGATCTGCAAACTCAATAAACTCTGCCTCTGTAGGCATGCGTTTTTTATACAAATTTACAGCCTGGCCTTTGTCTATTTTGTTTAAAGCATCAAGAGGTAATAAATCTCTATTTACAGCGTCTTCGACTTCTTTTTTACTAGTAAGCTTACGCACGAACGTAGTAAATATTCTTTCGTTGTCAGGAACTTTACGTTCTATTTGCACAAAGTCAGCTGTTGATATAGCCTCTACAATAGCTTCTCTATGCTGCTTTAAGTTTTTAATGTAATCTTTTGTACCTAAAAAGTTTTTAAGAGGTTTAAACACATCACTAGTAAGACCTTTAGTAAAGTATTCTTCTCTTAATATTTTCTTTATAGCCCTAGCTCTTTTAGCAGGATCTTTTATATCTTGTGTTTTTCTATAAGCTAGCGCCAAGCTTTTTTTAGTAGCATCTAATATATTGTTGTAGTTTTTGCCGTCTGTTTCAAAACCAATAGCTCTTCTAAACTTAGACTGCTTTGCGCCTTCTTTAGCTTGCGCTCTAGCTCGACCTGCTACAGATAAATCTTCTGTTTCTAGCGCTTCTAACGCAGCATCTGTGTCTGCTTCGACTTGTACTTTAATTTCACCCTCTTGCGTCGTCTCGCCTATGTCTCTGGCTCTACCAGCAGCTGTTTGATCAACCTTATATTCTCTGTTATATACATTGCCAGCTTTATTAGCTATTTGTGAGTTTAAATAGCCGAAGAAGTCATCGTTTTGCTCGGGGTTAAAGTTCTTAGCATGCGAAGTTAGTTCTGAATATACTTTGTCGACAAAGTCTCTAGGCACTACGTCACCTTTAAATTTAGACGCTATTAAATTGTCAAGATAACCCTCACTTTTTATTCTACTGTATATATCTTCAAAGCTAGCGTCAAATAAAACTTTACCAATGCCTTTTTCTCTAAGATTATCGCCTACCAAACCTTCTCTACCAAGTCTTTTTATTTCGCTTTCAGCTGTAGCTTTTTGCTCAGCAGTCATAGATTTGCTTACACCTGCTTCGCCTGCTTGTACTTTTTTGCCAGATACAGTTTCAATAATTTTCTTTTGAGTAACTCTACCTAATAAACCTTCTCTATTTATATTCTTGTTATAGTCTATAAGCAGGTTAAACACTTCCTGACCGCTATTAAAGTCTACTTTGCTAAAGCCTCCTAAGCCTCTAACCATAGATCTAAAGCTATTTTTAATACCATCTGAAGCTTCTTCTACAGCTTTTATTTTTTTCTTATCTATAAGATCAGAGAACATGTTAAAGTATTCTTCAATATAGCTTTCTTTATTCATTACTATAAGACCGTCTTGATCTCTTTGAACCTTTCCGTTTGCGTCTAGCTTAGCATAGCGATTTTTAGGATTTGCTAATCTTTTTTCAATAGACTTTTTAATAAAAGGATCTACTTGATCTAAATACTTAGTAAACTCTACCACAGAGGCCCTTAGTGCTTGAGGATCATTAGCAAATCTATTACTTATAGCGTAATGCAGTAGCTCGTGACCAATAACATTCGTAGCCTCTGCCATAGCGGCTACATCTCTATTTATAAATATTTTCTTTTTACCATCAACAGTAGTTTCAAAAAAGCCGTCAGCTTCATTAGCTATATCTTTACCGTATTGTTTTTTAAGTTCATCAAACTTCTCTTGAGTGTCTATATATTCGTAGCTTAGATCTTTTGCTTTAAACCATAAGTTTTTGTTTCTATTATCAATGTCAGAGGCCAACTTAAAATACTTAGATAGCTCTAGCTCTACATCTTTGTCATAGTTTAAGTCAGTAACAGCAAACAAGTCTTCATTGTTTTTGGCCGATTCTGTAAAATCTTTTTTAGCTTGATTTTTAGCAGAGTCAGAAAACTTACGACCACCTGTTATTATATCTAGTTGTTTGTGCTGATCGTTCAAATTATCAAGATAATATTGCATTTCGTTTTCATCTTGCTGCATTGTTTGAAACCTGTCGTAAAGCTGATCTTTTAATTCTTGCTTTTTATTTTTTATATCGTCAACTCTTTTTTGAAAAACATCTTTATTATCCGCCGGTGCATTTTCTAGATCAGACTCAGCTTCTTCTAAAGCTTGACTAAGTTCTACTTGTTGTTTTTTATAGCTCTTAGGCGCTAAATATTCGTAAAACTTTTCATTGTCTTTTCTATTTTTTAACGTAGACACTGTACCTGTTCCACCGCCTAAAGCAAAGCCAATCATACCAGCGTGTAACGCTTTTCTAAAATACTGCGAAGCACTTGTTTCGTCACCATATATTAACTCATCTCCAGCACTTTGTATTACAGAAGTTATAGATTCTTGCATAAACTCAGAGCCACCACCTTTGAATATAGATCTTACAACGCCTCCAACACCGCCAACCATAGCGTCTTCAACTTCTTTAGGTATTTTAGCGCCAGTTCTCGGCACAACGCCTTTAACCATTTTTCTTAAAAATCTACCTCCAAAATATTCTCCAACCATATCAGCTCCGCCAAACACAACGGCGTTACCCATTATTTGGCTTATAGTTTCATCAGGTCTTTCTACTAAGTCTGTATTTAATTTGTCTATAAAAGAAGTTCCACCTAGCAGTGCGTACCCGCCTGGAGCCATGCTCACTATCAAAGATGGCGCAGCTCCTGCCGTCTCCATAACAAAGCTCGTAGCAGCGTCGCCGTATCGTCCTTGCTCTGCAAGTTCTGTATAGTCTAATCTTTTACCTTCTTCATCTTCAAACTTAATAACGCTTTTATCTAAAAAATTTGAAACGCCAGATAAATCTACAATATTGTAAGGATCGTCAATTTGCTCTTCAAACTCGTCATAAGTCATGCCTGCCATAGCAGCGGCTCTTCTTTTAGCAAAATATAGATGTGATGTGACAGGGTTTTGCATTTGAACCGCTGCTTCTGCTAAATCAAACGCTGAGTCGGTAATGTCTACTACTCCTTTTGCAAAGCTAGATAGTATACTTAGACTAGGGCCAAAAACATCATTAGCTACGTTTTTAAATGTAAAATCAAACTTTTCGCTTTTAGCTACGTTTTCAGGTTCTTGCTGCGGGTCAAGATCCATATTATTTGTAGACGTAGGTTGTATTAAACCTTGCTGCGCAAGCTTAGCAAAAGCATCGTCGTAAGAAATGTTTAAGCTATCAGCTATAGACTGTATGTCTTCTACCGATAAAATATCACCGTCAAGTTCAAACATATTATTGTTGTGATTCTAGTTGTTTAATTTGATTTTGAAGCTCTTCTATTTGCCTCGTTTTTTGCTCAAATATTTTTTGATTTTTCTTTCTTGTTGGGCTCCACACCGCTCCTGCCGCTTTAACTTCAGCTTCATCAGCTTCTGCTTGTAGTATTTTAAGCTGAGCTTTTAGCTTAGTTAACTCATTATCTTTCACTTCACCTTCGCCTTGAGTTTTAGTAAAATCAACACCAAACTCTTCAGCGTAGCCAGATATACCTAGTAAAACAGCCATTTGCTCTTTCGTCAAGCCTTTGCCTCTATTACCGCCTTGAGTATCTTTTTGATAAAATAATCCATCTTTTTCGTCTCTTTCATAGATTACACCTTTAGATCTTTGTACAAAGCCAGTTTCTATAGAGTTAAACAAACCTTGAACAAACTGATAGTTTCCAGCGCCAAGCGCAGTGTTATAAGATTTATTTGGATTAAAGCCACCGTCAACCCCACCTTGTGTTTTGTTTTCTGTGTGTCTATCTTTACCAACTTCCATCATGTCTTCTATAAAAAGCTTTTTAAACTTTTCTGGATTTTCGTCGTATTCTACTCGCAAAACCTCTATAGCTCTTTGCATGGCGTCGTCGTCGTTTATGTCTATTTTTTCATTTGCAGGTAAAGCTTCGTTGCGCTCTTTTATTTCTTCTACAGCCCAGTTAAAATCATCTATGTCGTCAAATAATACAGACTTAAAGTTTTTGTTTTGAACAATTTTATTTAAAGTTCCTCTGTACGTCTTAGACATATCATTGTCCCAATCTCTTTTATCTGCGCGTTGAGCAATAAGCTCTAGAGATTTACTTAGCGTATCAATACCTTCATTCCAAACCTGCATAGGAGGTTTAAACTTACTTAATCTTTCTTCTTCGCCTAAATGATTCATAACATAGACGCCATCGTCTTTATATATAAGATCTTCTACAGACCTACTTGAAGCAATGTATGTTTGATCAATTTGATCCCCTAAGTTATTGGCTTTAGAGCTGTTGGTAGGTGTTTTTAAATACTGATCAACATAGTCTATATCTTCAGTGTATCTTTCAACACTATTCAATACATCTTGCATTTGAGACTTGGCGTCTGACTTTAGTTCTTTGTTTCCAAACACTCTAGTACTCATTCTACTAGCTTGATCATATTGATCTTTTAAATCTCTAAGTCTACCTTCAAATTGGTCTCTACTGATTTTATTGTCTTTCATTTCGTTTAAAAGACTTTTTTCAGCCACTTTAAACTCAGCTTCATTTTCAGCTCTTTTTTCTTCTACAGCCGCGGCTATATTAGAAACAGCGTTCTCTGCAGACTTAGCTATTTGTCCGATCCATGCTTTGCTTTCAGGCATGTACATTGATCTGTACATACGTCTAGCTGATTGTAATAATGATTCGTTTACTGCCATTTTTTATATTTTTCCCGCCAATACGTTTGAACTGCCGCTAATTAAAGAAGAAACAATGTCGCCAAACAACGCTTTGTTTTGACCTCTTCTAGCAAGCTCACCTTCTCTTATAGCTGCTTCTCTTTCCATTGACATGCCAAGCATAGTTTCCATTCTACCTAAATCAAATTGTTGTTGAGTCTCTTCTATTCTCATTTGAGCTTGAGCTTCCATCATTTTTAGTTGATTCTCTTGCTGCGCCATTTGACCAGCAACTTCAGACTGAGCTTTAGCAGCCTGTCTAGCTAAGCCTTGACCAAGTGATGCAATACCAGCACCACCTGCCGCGCCTTGAAGCCCAGCTAATATATCGGCTTGCTGTTGAGCTAAACCTTGCTGTTGAAGCTCCATAGCTTCCGTTCTGAGAGACATTTGAGAGTATGGATTTTGAACAGCTTTCAACTCATAGTCTTCATATTGCTGCATCAAACCTTTTCTATCACTTTCAGCTTGCTTGACGTTTCTTAAATATTCTTTTCTAGCTTTGCTTCTAAAGAATTTATTTGGACTTGAATTTGTCATATTTTTAATTCAATTGTATGTTTATAATTACACTTATTTGCTACTTTCTACTGCCTCTAGGGTTATTCTAAATAGCTCTGCCTCTTCTGTAGAGTCGTTCTTAAACTTAACTTCAGCATAATAGCCAGATATAGAACTCATCTCTTGAGCATTGTTTTTGCTAAACAAAATAAAATCATTAGTAGTAGGTACTGTAACGTTATTGGCACAATCAATTGTAATAGTCTTGCCGCTAATAGCAGTTATAGCGCCCATTTTTATAACGTCGCTTATTGCGGAGTTATTTTCAAAACCACCTAACGCAGCTGGCGTTGTGTAATAAGCTATGTCGTTAACGCTTACTAAGGTGTTTAAATCTTCATTAAAAGTTATTGTTACATCTGGCATTAGCTTGCTGGTTGTTTAATTGTTATTGTATCGTTTGGAGTAGAAGTAGAGTTAGTCGAGTGGAATACACCTATTAAAACACTTCTTTCAGACCCTGTTGAGTTAGCGCTAATGTCAAACTCTATCTTACCGTTACCATCTATTTGGCTCACGGCTGCGACCCAATCAAAATTTGCATGAGGAATCCAGCTAACACCCGGCGACTGCGTGAGGTCTATATCGTATGCTTCAGTAGATGAGTTGTAAGCTAAAAACTTAGGATCAGCAGCTGATTCGTCACCTGCAGTATAGTCATTATGGCTAACGTTTATAACAAAATTTGTCTGCGCAGACGAACTAACTGTAATAATACCTTGTATAGCTTGCGCTGGCTCAAAGTTAATGTAAGGCTGAGCAGCTTGCGAAACTGTTATAGTATCGTCTGCAGTAAGTACAGAAGACGTGTTTGCTGGCGTAAAATTATACGGGTGGTACAAGTTTAAAGAAACACTATTACTTTCAAAGCTACCGTTAGGCCCTGCAGTGTAATCTATACTAAAACTACCACTACCTAAATCAACAACATTACCTAAAGATATAAATGAGCTTGTAGAGATAGGCTCAACAACAGGTAAGTAATTATTTGTGCTAGCAGCCGTTATATTAATAGTACCTGAGCCACCTTCTTTTGGTATAGACACGCTACTTACGTCAAACGTAGCCGTATGAGTGCTTGAGTCGTAGCCCTGCTGACTTATAGTTATACTTTGATTTGTACTTGCGTCTGAGTGCATTAATCTTAGTGTATCTGTTCTTGTTGCTCCTGTAGTATTTATCTTGGCAGAAACTCTTGCTATGTAAACGTTAGGAGTGCTGGTAGTATAGACAGCAAATATATTTAGCCAAGTTGAAATTGGATTTTCATGGAACCCAGGATTTGCCGCCACAGCAGGCGCTGATCCATTAGTATACAAATACACGCTAAACTTAAAGTAATACAAACCGTTTTCTTCAAATAGCGAAGCGTTGTCTCCTCCGTTTGGAAGCAACGTAAATGTTGAGTTTCCGTCTCCGTCTGTTACATTGACATAATTACCACTTTCTCTTCTAACAACTATAGAGTCGTTAGGCGTTGTGCTAGGGTTCCAGTCTATAAACAAGTTTACAGTATGCGTTGTGTTTCCTGAGCCACTACCAAAGTCAAATACAACTTCTTTAGACTCTTGGTTTACTGTTAAGTTTGAAATATCTGAGCTGGCAGTTTCTGCAAAAAACTGTCTATAACCTACGTTAGTATTAAATGGTATTGACACTTCTTGAGCAGAATTATCTACTATAAGCTCGTTACCGTTAAACACCGCAAAACCACTTATTGGAACACCACCGCTAATGTATACTGCGTATTGATCTACAAGACTTATATTAGCCTGAGGATTGTATTCTACTATAAAGCTTTTACTTGTTATTAAATCGTTAGAGTTTCTAACAACAGTCTCGCTAACGATGTTAAAAGCATTTGCATTAGACGCGTTTTGAGAAAACGTCATGTTAGGGCCAGTGCTAAAGTAGTGCAACCCCGTCGTGCCTTGATAGTCTTGCCTAGCAGTCATAGTAACTTTAAATAATGATATAGGCACGTTTTCAGCTGTTGATCCACTAATAGAAAACTCCGCGTAGTTAGATTCATCTGCAGTCTGCAATATTTCAGCGTTACTATTTACTATAGGCGTAGAATCTACGGTTGCTCCTGGAACGTAGTCTGTTATTGTAATATTCTCTTTCGTTCTGTCTCTATTTACAAAAAGCTCTAAAAAATAAGTAAACTCGTTGTCGTTATAACCACCTGCTTCTGTAACGTCGATGTTTACATCTGAAGTTAACGTTATGTTTTTCCAATTTATTGTAGCTAGCACTGTGTTCAACGGCGTATTAGCTGTGCCAGTGTTCGTAAATGCAATAGAATTAACGTATGTATTAGCTGAAACATTAGTAAAGTTTTCCGCTGATATAGAATTACCAGGTAAAGGCGATATAATAAAAGTGTTTGTACTACCGTTAGTTTTAGAGCTTACGTTATACTCTACATAACCGTCACTTTCCCAACCTTCTCCAGATTCAGTCATAGCAACAGTTAGCTTGTGGCCAAAGCCAGTGGTAGTTCCAGATATGCTTGTTGGAAACCCTAAGCCTTGCACAGAAAACTCTTTTAAATCTATGTTGTTGCTTGTTGATCCACCGTCTTTTTCGTTAGTGTAAGTAGAACTAACGCCAGATATATAGTTAAACCATTTTCCTTCTTTATTTACAAACTCTGAAACTTCACCTTCTTGCAAATCTGTTTGTATATTTTCAACGCTCCAACCGTTTTTAGCAACAAGATTATAGTATTGACCGTCAGTGTAATCTACTCCTCCAGAGTTAACAGTGGTAAATTGATTTACTTTTGATTGACTACCTTCGTAATTAATAGCTGAAAAGCTTTTAACAACTTCTGGAGATTCGTTTATTATAGGTGTAACAGTAGAATTGTACTGAACCGCGTAAAATATATTTCTATTTACAGTGTCATTATTGTGCGACCATATCTTACCGTTTTTAAACGTATAATAAGTGTTATTTAAACTAACGCCTTGTTCTTTTATAAAAGATTTAAAGCTTGTCCACCCATTGACAGACTCATCAAAACTTAATGTGTATACATTTTTCTTGTAGTTAGGCGAAGTTACTTCATGCAGTGTAATATTGTATTCGCCTTTATCTTGATCAAAGCTACCTATTATAGCTTGACTCTTTTTTAAATGATCATCAAACCAATCACCCATGCCGTAGCTTGATATTTCTGTAATTCCATCGCCAGACAACCTTAAAACAGCTGATCTGTTTTTGTCTACAAAGTATATTCTATATTCATCTACAGCAAAGCTTTCAGGATTTTTGCCAATACCAAAATCTCCTGAAAATCCAAAATAAGATCCAAGAGTATTAGTAGAAGATAAAAGTTGTGAGTTACCATCGGCGTTAAACAACTCGTCTTTGTTTGCTAGTATTTTTAAAACTTTCTTTTCGCAAAAAGCTAGTAAGTCAAAGTCTCTTGTATAAAGCTTTTGTATGCTACCATACTCTGGACTTATTTGTTTTACTATGCCTTCACTTATTAAAAACTCGTTAAACCTATTTACGCCTGAAGTTTCGTTGTATATCTGAGAAAATATTATATTGTTCTTTTTGTGCTCTTGCTTGTAGTCATCAAAAACTCTATTAATATTAAACCCACTTGCTTTGCCAATAGAAGAATATTGGAATATAGTATTGGTTAGTCCATATTCATCTTTAATAGACTCTGACTCAACCCCGTTGCCAAAAGAAACACAATTATACCAAGGCAAAGTTATACTTGAAGAAACATTAACGCCATCTGCTGAATGAGTGTAAGGAACAAAATATAAAGTCTTCGTATTTAAAGCAGTCTTAGCTAGCTTTAGAGTAACTTTTTCACCGTTTTTGTTTTCAAAGCTTAGTCCTACGCTACCTTCTTCTGGCACTCTAATGTTAACAGGTTTGTTTAAAACAATTCTAACTAAGCTTTCATTGCTTTTAGAGTTAATGCCATAAGCCCCTAAAGATTTAGCACCATAAACTTGGCGAACTTTAACGTCGTCGCTGTTAAAATTAGCTTTTATTTCAGAGACACTACCTTCTCTGTAAACCCCAGCCTCGCCAGAAACCCAAGCATGATCAAAAATACTATCTAAGTTTACTTTTGCGCCGTAATCAATAAAAGATCTAGCTGCGTCTCCAGCTAATCTTATTGGGTAAGCATTTCCAACTTCATAATAAATATCTAAATCTTGCCTTTCTTGAGGCTCTACCTCAAACAAACCTCCGTCTGGGTTTGGATTTTTAGGATAACTAGTACCAAACGTTGCTACAGTAAAAGCATCATTAGCAATTTTAACAAAAAACTTACCAACAGCATCTGCCGCGTTAACAATCAAAGCTGTTTCATCACTTCCTTCCCCAACCATAGGAACACCTTTGGATATGTCCAGTACTTTCCACCTATAGTTTGGATTTGTAGCAGCAACATTTTGACCGTTAAACTTTTTAATGGCTATGAAATCTCCAATTTTAACTTTATCTTTGTTGCTTTCGTTAAACGCAATCCATATATGAGCCGCTAGAGTAGAAGAATCGTTATTATCATACGCGCCAGACATAACCATATTATAGAAAGGCCCTGTGTTTTCTTTTATAAAATATTTATAATGAGTGGCCCAATATGGGGCTTTATTATTTAATCTAGCTTTTATTTTATTAACATTTACAGAATCTGATTTTGGTATTTTTAAAAGACTTCTGTCGTCCATTAAAACCGTTGATTGCCTGTTGTAAGCATCTCGATACACTACACCTAATTGATACTCTCTTTGAGACTTAATTGACAAATTACCTCCAGTTAAGGTTATTGTTGAACTTTCTTCAGGCGCTTGAGTGCACTTAAACATTCCGTTTGAAACTGTTGATGTATGCGTGTTGTTAACCCACTCAAACGTATCAAGGTTACTCTGACCACCTGTAGTCGTGTTGTAAGTGTAAGCAAATGTTGTTGTTCCAGATGGTAGTATGCTAGAGTTATCTGTAGCATCTTGAGCAACTATTTTTATTGCTACCTTATCACCTTGAGATAGCGTTACAGTTTGATTAAGCGTGATAGTTTGGTTTGACCAGCTAGGCGGAGTTTCTCCAGCAGTGCTTAGCCAATAAGGAAAGTCTGAAGATCCATCACCTGTAGCTCTAGGGTTATATTTACCACTACTCCAAGCAGTGTCTGTAAACTGCCCAAATCCACCGCCGCTAAAATCACCTTGAATATCTAAAAATCCTTCTGCTAAAACTGTACTTTGACTATCATAGTCTACTAACTGTAGCTTGGCCCAAGGGTATATCCATAAAAACCTTTGGAGATTAGTGCCGACGGTGTCGCATTCTAATTTATTATGAGCAACCCACAAAGCGCTAGCTTCAAAAGTATAGTCGCCATCCATTGGCGCTTCGTAATAATAGTTCGTAGTGTTGTAATTATTTCCAGCATCGCCGCCGTCAGCTTCTAAGTTAAAAGGTATTAACGTATCGTAAGAGTTTGTTAAAGAAGTAGATTGAGAAACTTCTAAAGTGTTTATTGAGTTAGTGAGTAAGAGCGAGCTAACATCTTCAGAAACTATACTACTAGTTATTGAAGCTTTAACAGAATTTTTAGAATCATCTATTAAATCGTAGTTTTCAGTGTAGTTTCCATACATTAATCTTGACTCTGTAATTTCTTGAGCAACAGCCTTTAAAGGCACTGCATCTTGAAGCCTATCAACTTGAGCTGTAGGTAAAGTGCTACCAAAAACTTGAGAGTTTATAATAGTCTCACCTTTATGAAAGCTACTAATACTATCTATCCACTCATCGTCAAGCATTGTAACTTTTTTAATCGTATACGCTGGACTGTCTGCGCCTGTGTTAGTGGCTCTATATATAAGTTCAACTTCAACAACATCTTTAGGAATATCTCTAGGAATATAATCTGATATTTTTATTCTTCTTAAGTTGTTGACCATTCCAGAGTTAAATCCTGAAACAGGGTCGTAGCTATACTTTCCAGGTATAAATATAGGCTTAGAATATGGTGATATTACAGAGTACTCGTTATCAGCATATTTATATCTATAAGCAAAACAAGCAAACTTATCTTCATATATTTCTTCTGATTGATATAATGTTGCAAGCCAAACTTCTGGCGCCGTTGAAGCAGTATATGTGCTAGGTATATTTTTTATTATAAACTCATGCGTTGTAGAGTCTGTAGACTGCACGTACGCCACGTCTACCTCAGTAGATGATGTTAATCCAGTAATCTTTATTATGTCGCCACTTCGCCAGTCTAAGTTTCCAACACCTGAAATAACAGTCAAAGTATCTTGATTTGACAACACTGCATCGTTTTGTATAAGCGCGAAAGCAGAGTTATTAGTGTCGTATAAATAAGATGATGTTACATTGTCTCTTGTTGTAGAAAAACCTATTGCTGTTGGAGCTTTAGTTGGAGCAGGTTTAATAACAGTAATGTTCTGCTTTTTTATATGCCCCATGTTTTTAACTACACCGTCTTTACTTATAACAAGTCTAGTATGGTGCTTTGGCGCTTTAATTGTAGATTTACCTCCACCAGATTGGCCTCTTTCAATGTTTATTTTCTTAGGTTCGTCGTGACCGTCGGTAAAATACAATAAACTATCAATAACATTTATACCTGTTATAATATTATTTTTAGGTGTATACACTGCGCCGGCATTTACCGCAGCTCCTGCTCCGTTAAAGTGGTTTTGTTCTATTTCTTGAGTACCAGCTCTAAAGTTTAACACTCTTTCGTCAGTAAAGCGAAGAACTACACCGTCGTCAATCATTGATGAGGTGTATATGTTTGTTACGTCTAAAACTGGCGTTATAACTACTGTTCCTGTAGAAGCGCCTATTAAAGTTGGCCAAGCAGCTTGAACTACTCTGACGTCATTGTGTGCGCCCCAAAGATCATTTCCATTAACGTCTATAGCTTGAACTCTCATGCCGGGCCTTAAATACAAAGGCATGTCATTTGCTAATCCAGAAATTATTGTTCCAGTAAAAGCATTTGCAGTAGCTCTAACTTCATATACATCACACAATATAGATTCTGTAACATTAGAGTCTGAAGATTCATTTCTAGTAAATCTAGTGATCATGTCAGACTTGTAACCTGTATATCTAGGTTTATTAAAATCTGAGTAGTCTGTGTAGCTAGTGTCAGCAACCAAGTCTGAAGCAGATCTTATAAAGTTGTATATACAATTGTTTTCGTCATCAACATAGCTACCTATAGTTTCAGCAGAACTAGACAAAGTAAAAGAGTTGTTTTCAATATCCTTATTACCTTTTATGTTTTCTACAGAGCCAACTTGACCGTCTTCAGCGTTTGAAACGCTAATGTTTAGACCATCTTTATATTCTCCATTAGGAACTAACCTCTCGTCAAGGTCTTTGTTCATTCTACCTTTGAGAAAATTTCTACTTAACTTAGCCATTAAATTTAATGTTTAATATGTTTAGACTTGCCTCTTAATACTTGAGATATTTCTTCAAGCTTAATATTAGATAATCTTAACTTAGCCTTTCTTGTTGCGGCTATTTTTTCTTTTCTAAATCTTCTTACAACATACTCTGGTATTCCCGCTTGCATGTTTGCTATAGCGTAAGCCATATTTCTATACATTGCTTCTTCAGCAAACTTGTGAACTCTCATCTCGTCTTCTGTGCCAAGACCATCGCTAATGTACTTTACTATAACTGTTTGACCAGCTAGCTGAGAGCTGAAGTGTATGTAGCCTTTGTTTTCGTCAATGTAAAAATGACCGTTAGCTTGCGTTCGCTCTGGATTTATACCGTATCTTTGTCCTAAAAATAAATCGTATAATTCTTTATCGTAACTAGTAGCGTCATCATCATTACTAGCGCTTATAGACTTATAATTGGCCCATGATTCAGATTCACTTTTCAATGTTAAATCAGTTCCGTCATCTTGGTAATCACCGTTAGCATCTTGTGATATTGCCGTTGGGTTTGAAGATTTTGTTTCAGGATACAACACTCTTTCTAAACCATCTTCTCCTACCATAGCTATTTTTACGTAGTTGACGTAGTCTTGAGGTATTATCATTTTTAAAGTGTTGGGAACTGTTATTTCTTGTGCTTTAACAGATCTTAAAGTGTCAAAACTTAGTTCTTGCAGCGCTCGCTGAGCGTGAAAAGCTATTTCTGTTCTTGAGCATTTGCCTATTAGCTTACCTTCACCAACATAAATAACTTCAAAAGCATTTATAATATTAGACAGCGAAGTAAATTGATAGTCTCCAAACTCTGAGCCAGTGTAATAACTATTTTGTGATTCATCTATTAATGCCATCTATTATTGTTTTTCTTGTTGAATATCTTTAACCTCTTCGGTAGCTGCGGTTTGATATAAACTTGGGTCTTTCATCATTACTCCAGCTAATACTAGTATTCTATTAACTAGGTTTACTTCTTCAGATTCATGAAGCTCAAAGTTAGTAGAATTATTTGAATCATATAAAGCTGATCCACTAACAACTACATAGCTCCAAGATGCTGCAGCTGGCTTTTTAACGTAATCAACAGTTACACCGCTACCTGTAACTTGTGTTACTGAATTATCAGCGCCTCCAGTGTAAACTTTTACACCGTCTTTAGTTTTTATGTACACAGGGCGATTGTTATGAGGCCTAAGTAATGGATGACCTTTCATAGCTTCAAATTCTCTTATTGAAACGTAGTCCGCTATAGTATCATCATACTTTACGTTAGATAGTCTATAAGTATCGCCGGGCAAAGCGTAAGCGCTACCGCCATGAGATACCGCAGCGTTAAAAGTTTCAAATAAACTTATTTTGTCTTTTAAAATTTCTGTAGGATCAACTTGTTTTGGCTGACTACCTCTTGCTTGTGAAAATTGATGTTGATCGTAGAAATATTGCTCAAATATATCCATCTGAGCTTGATTGGCAAGTATGTTAAACTCTTGAGGCGTTATATAACCTCTTTGCTCTTTGTTGGCAATAGTTAATACTCTTTGATATACGGTGTTTATGTTTACAGCCATCTTGTGTTTTTTGTAGTTAACTAGGCCACCAATGTAGTGACCTAGCTACTACAAATAATCACCTATTTCAATCTTTTTTCAATCGAAGAAAATACTTCAACACCTTCGTCAGTTTTAAACCAAGCAGCTAGTGCTGAATATGGATTTTCATCAAAAGGAATTGTCATTAACTTTCTTCCAGTGCTAGACCAGTTGAAATGTCTTTGATCTTGCGACAAAGTTATAATACCTTGCTCAGCTGCTTTTACTCCAATGTTTCTTAATTGAACATTATCGTCAGAGGCGAGCTCTATGAACAAAGCAGGATTGTTTTTAGCAAACAGCATTAGATCTCTCCTAAGCTCCTTAGAACTCATCGTAGATACTTCAGATCCAACTTCTACTCTCATTACAGCTTCAGCAACATCAATATCTAAAGCTGTAGCTAAATTCATAGCATCTAGCTGCATTTCTAAAACATCTAAATCTGTTGCAGCCTCTTTAACTTTATTCACCTCTTCAAACAATATGTTTCTATGAGGGTGGTATAATGATAAAAGTTTTTGTAAAACAACTTTGTTTTTAGGCACAAATAAAGTTCCGTTTCTAAAAACAATATGCTCTAACCTTTGGTCACCTTTCATTTCATCAACAAAAACTGTTCGTTGATTAGATGTTAGCTTTAGTTCTCTTTCGTAACCCTTTTCTTCGTCAAACCAGAATATATCGCTTGCTCTAATAGATTTGCTTAATGGCTTTTTGCCATTTGCTAAAACATAAAGCCTGTCTTTTATCTCCCAGTTATCTTTTGTTTTGTTTTTAACCTGTAGTTTTACTTTGACAGGTTTTTCTTCTACTTGAGGTTGTTGTTGTGCAGCTTCTACCGTAGGGGTAAAGTCTTCTGGTTGCACATAATAATCCTCTTGATTGTTTTGCTCTTCTTGTTTCTTTTTTGACATAATAATATAAAATAAAAATTAAAAAAAAAAGATCGAGGGCCGTAGCCCCCGACCTCATAATAACATTAGTTTAACAACATGAAGTTGTTAGCACCTTGAACTACTAAACATCTTTCAGATAAGTAGTTTACTTCCATCGCATCAAGATCAGAAGTTACAGCTCCAACAGAACCAGTAACCCAAGTCTTTAATCTACGATCGTCAGTTTGAGAAGCTCTATAACGAACGTGTAAGAACGGACGCTTTAAGTTTCTACCTAACTGCTCATCATAAACTGAAGATACACCAGCAGGAACAATAACCCCGCGGACAGCGCCTACAGTGTTAAAGTCATTGATAATACCTCTAGTTGAAGCATCGTTTAGATATTTCCAGTCAGACTTATAGAAGTCATAAGAACCTCTACGGAATCCAGAGAAACCTAAGTTCAACGCCATATCAGCATCGTTGTTAAATACACCGTAAGATGTACCACCAGCGCCGTATGAGTTCATAGAAGCTAACATATCATCGATAGCTAAAGAAGTACCTCTGTTCAAGAACATCATGTTCTCTTCGATAGAACCGTTCTTATCAAACTCAGCTAGAATAGCATCAAACTCAGCTAAATCAGTAGCAGCGTTAACACCAGTAATACCAGTTGACTCGTTACCTCTTGCTTCAAGAGCAGCGAATAAACCTTCAGTACCTTCAATTGTTCCGCCTCTATGACCGTTGAATGCAGTTGCAGTTCTTTTCTGAGACTCTACCATAGTCATTTCTAAATAATCAGTGAATCGAGCTCTAGTGTCACCTTCAGCTTTTAAATACCATAAGTAACCGTTTTGTCCTTCTTCACCAGAAACTTCAACCCAACCAATTTGAGAAGCGTCAGATCCAGAGATCTCATACTTATCTTTGATAATGATTGGCTTGTTGTCAAAAGACTTAAAGCCTGGAGTGTTGGCACCAGCTCTACCTTCTTGACCTTTAGCATATTCAGAACCAAACACTAAAACTTTAGCAGTTCCTGAAGTAGGAAAGCCAGACTCAGTATTGTACTGTGATACAGAAACTTCACCGTCAGCGTCTACAGCTGTAGCGTAAGCAGTAAAAGTTTTAGTTGCAGTTGCTACCACAAGCATATCACCTGGACGAATACCGTGAGCCTTAGAAGTGTCAGCAGTTGAATAAGCAGCTGGAACAGCACCATCAGCGTCCTTGTCTACGTTGAAAACTGGACCTGAAGCAAAAGTTACCTCGTAAGCTAAGTGCAAACGACCTTGCTCAGACCATACAACCTGATCAGCAGTCATTGACTCTTCAGCGCCAACCATTGATAAGAAGCCAGAAATAGTTCTATCACCAAAGACCTCGGCTTCTTGTTCCATAAGGTCTGGTAAGTATTGTTGTGCCCAGTCATTAGTTCCACCAGTAAAGTCAATGTAAGCAGAAGCTAACGTTTGCTTTGATGGAGCTGGAGCTGGCACGTAATTTGGAGTAATTGCCATTGTTAAATGTTTTTAAATTAATTATTTTCGTTTTGTTTTAAATTTGACTTTGAAGTCATTTGATGAATCACCAGTAACTACCTTAAACTTTTTACCACCAAGGTTTAGCTCACCATGAGATTGTCTAGGTTGCATATCGACATTCTTACTTCTAGCAATACTGTCTTTCAATGCATCGGCTTTACCTTGCTCATAAAAATGTTGAGCGATAGCATCAGCGTTCATCGCTGTATAAAGAGACTTGTGATAACCTTTAGCATCTGATATTGTATTGTCTTCTGCCAAAAACTTTTTGACAAAGTTATTAATATCGCTTTGAGTTGTCTTAACCCCTTCTACGTCTTTAACATTAAAACGAAACTTTTTATCGCCAACTTGATATTCAAAACCTTTGAACTTCTCGTTAAACAAGTTGTTTGTTTTTTGTTGAAAAACGTTTTTCTGTTTTTGAGCCTCTTCAGACTCTTTATTATATCTATTAAAAAAGTCCATTGCTTTTTGCTGTTCTGAAGTTAATTTAGAGCCAGCCTTAATATCATCGTAATATTTGCCTTTTTGGCTTTCTAAATAATCTTTTGCATTAGCAACTTCTTCTTTAAAAGCTAATTTTTTTCTTTTAACATCTCTTTCGTCATCGATTTCTTCGTCGAAGTTAAAATTATCTTCCATTAAAAAGTTAATCTCTTCGTCTGACAAATGAGGTTTTGTTTTTTTATAGTACTCTTGAAGAGCTGTTAAATTATCCATTTTAGAATAATCTCTATTTAAAGCCACATAATCTTCAACATCGCCACCAGTCTCTTCCATAAAGTCAACTAACTTTTGAATGTTTTCTGGCAGCGGGTCTCCTGTAGCTTCAGCTTCAACTATAGCTTCTTCAACTTTATCAACAATCTGCTCAACCTCTTCTTCAGTTACTTCTTCTAGTACTGACTCTTGTGCTTTTGTTTCCTGAGATACTTCTTCTTGTTTCTCTTCGGTAACGGCACTTTCATCGCTTCCAACCACTCTTGTCTCGTCAACTGAGTCATTTTCAACTGGCTTTTCTTGACTGTCATTTGTTAAGTCTACTTTAGTTACGGTCTCTTCTTGCTCAACAACTTCAGGCTTTTTTAAATCAAGTTTAACAGGCTCATCGCTGTTGCTGTACTTTTTAATTTTTGGTTTTTTAATAGTTTGTTTCTCTACTGTGTTATCAACCTCTGGTTTTTCTTTCTGTTCTTCCATAATATAAAATATAAATTAGTAATTATCTAGGTTCAAATCCACCTAAATCAAATCCACCAAGTACATCATTACCTGCAGATTCAAACTTTTTAGGTGAACCACCTGTTTTTCTTTGATCTATAAGCTCACTTTGTTGTGAAGCTTGTATTCTAGTTCTTTCGTCTTTCCTATCTTCTTTTTCAGATTCTCTAGACTTATAGCTTTCAACTTCCATTTGTTTAAGTCTCATATTCATTTCAAACTCTAACATCATCAACTGTTTTTTAAGTTCAGCGTCAGATGAGTTTTCTTGAGTTCTCAAGCTAGACTTCATTTGCTCCATTTGCATTTGCATTTGAGTTATTACTTGTTGTTTCTGAACTTCAGCTTGAGCAGCCGCTTGTTGTGCTTGAGCATTAGCCATAGCTTGAGACTGCTGCAATTGTTGTTGTTTTTCTAGGTCTGCTTTTTCTTTTCTTTTTCTTCTAAGCTTTAAAAGTTGATTAGCTAGCTTTGTGTTTCTAACGTTTCTAATATCAATAGCATCTTCTAAATCAATATTGTTTTGAGCTAGAGCTTGCTGTATATTATTTTCAAGCATTGCTTTTTCTTCTTCATCTGGCGCTAGCTCTAAAAATATACCAAAGTCATATAAGTGCAATGTAGACATCTCTTCTAGCGTAGCAACGTTATGAGCACCTATAGCTTGAATAAACGCAAACTTAGTTGGCGAGTACTCTATTATATCAGATATTCTAAGAGACAATAGCTCACAGGCTTCTACAGTCAAGAACATACCAGCTTGCAGTATGTGTCTTGTAGCAGTATTTGAGTTTTGAGCAGCTAGCTTTTGTAATCCAACTAAAGCATTTTTATCTGGTGTACTACCGTCACGAGCTTCATTAAGTCCGGTCACATCCCTTATCATTTGTAGATAATAGTTGTAGTTACCTATTAACGCGTTTATCTTGTTGCCTCCACTTCCGCTTGTAATTTCTTGAATAGGCACTTTACCTGGGTTCATATCGCCTTCTTGAGTAAACGATCTACCAATAACAGAACCTGTTTGAAAGAACATATTTAAAGCTTCCTGCGGATTATAGTTTGTACCGTTGCCTAAATCTATTTCAGCTAAACCATCAGCGTCTAAGTAAACACCATCAGGAACCATACGCGACATTACTTGCTGTAGCTTTAAGTGTGTTAACTGAATCATATCAGCAAAAGACGTAATTCTACCAACCAAAGACTCTATTTTGCCCTTGTACATTCTTGGAGCTACAATGCTATAGTTCATCTTAACTTTAGTAAAGTCACTCTTTGGCCTTAGCATGTTTTTGCATAACTCCCACTTAAGCAACTTATCTGTACCTAATATATACGCTCCGTCGTAAAGAACTTCAACGGCTCTTTGTATTTTTTGAAAATCACCCTGCATATCTTCAGGGGGATTAAACGAATCATCTTTAGGTATTGCTTTGTCAGCTCCAGTGGCTGTTTCTTTTACCTTATACACTTCGTTCATGTAGGTCTTGTAATTAAAATACAAAACTTGAACTTTGTTATTATCTAGCTCTTCATAGCTGGTATATCTACCGCTAAACTGGTTGTTGTTCTTTACTATTTCCTCTATGTCTTCTTGACTAAGATGCGGAAACTGTTTAACTAGTTCGTTTATAGGTATGTTTTTAATTTCACCAACATAATACACGTCGTCAAAGTACGGTGAGTCTGTAAATGAGTAAACAAGATCAGCTGGATCTACATATTCAACTATTGCGCCTTCAGACGTATTAAAGCTTGTTTTAACAGCGCCAATACCTAAAACTGTTAAATCGTAATAAAATCTACGCTTAATTAAGTCATATCTACTACCATCTAACAATACGTTTAACGCTTGCTCTTCTGCTAGCTCTACAGCTTGTTTGTAGTTTAATTGCATGTGAAGTCCAAGCTCGTCAGTATCTTCTGGTAAAGTTTCTTTATCGTTATCATATAAATTAATACCAAACTCCTGTTGAACTTTGTCATTAAAAGCTCTAGTATTCATATCTGACAATATAGACTCCATATACTCAGTTCTTTTACTAACACCAAACATATCTTGAGAGTACGCTTTAACCTCATATTCTTTGTCAGACATACCATTAACAACAATATCAACAAACTTAGGTATAATTGGAACTGGCTTCCAGTCTAAGTTTAAATAGCTTAAGTCACCGTTTATAGATAACTCATCTTTGTACTTTTGTATTGATTGCTCACCTCTAGCATAAAGTCTTAGTCTATGAAACTCTGTTTGATTACCAGAGTATCTGTTGTTAGAGCCTTGATATTTAGTTCCAACACTACCAACGTTATCATTAAACCACTCTGACTCTATAGCTTTTGCTATTTTTAAACCGTAGTCATAGCTAATCTTTTCAAGATCGCTAACCGCTTGAGAAGGAAAATTACTTTTAATTGATCCAGCTGTATAACCCATTTTTTATTTTATTATCCTTGAAAAACTTCCTTCATTACTAAATCTAGAAATAGTCAAGTTCAATTTAGTTTTCTCTTTTCTATGCACAGGCACGTACAAATGTCTATTGCAAGCCATTATTGCTAATCCGCTACTAATAGAAGCATCGTGCTTTGTTCTTTTGTTTATATCAAATCTAGCCCAGTCGTTTAACGTTTCATTAAAATACATTGCTCCATATTCTCCGTCACCAACTTGACCAACATGATCATTTATATACATTTCAATAGCAGCTGCGTGAGCTTGCTTAATATCTTCGCTAGAGTTTGGTATACCACCGATTTCTTTTTCTGCTTTCGATAAATTATTCCAAACTTTATCTGGTCTATTCATACTAAAACCTCTATATCCTCTTCTTTTAAAATGGTATAATAGTCTTGGTTTATTGTTTTCACATAATAGCGGCATACCATAAAACACGCAAGCCATTAACACATCTTCAAAAAACATTTCAGCGGTTTGTGGTCTAGCTATATATTCTAAAAAAAATGTATTAGCTGGAGCTGACTCCATACTAAACTTAGTTAGTCCATGAAGAGATCCGTTGGATCCTCTACCATCAACAGTACCGCTAATATCATAACTATCGCAGCCAAAAGCGCCCATGTGCTCATTTCCAGCGTATTTTATTCCATTTTTAAGTATTACTCGGTTTTGTAAATTTCTATCTGGAACCCAGCTAACTTTAAACCTTCCGTTAGGATCAGGATTAAATACCACTTGCGTATCTTTAATGCCGTTTAACCATTGGAAGCTTCCTGTAGTAACAACAGAAGAGTTTCTATTACCCTCGTTGTAGTCTATCTGCTCGTATATTTTGCTTAAATTAAACAAACTATTTTTAGTTTCATCTCTAAAAGCGTGCTCTTCAGTTCTTGGAAACTGACGGTAAAATTCATTTAACGCGTCTTGATCTCCTTTTAACCCATCAACTTCATTGTTCCAATGATCTATAACACCAACGTCTATTAATTCACCGTCTGGTCCATAAACATCGGCTCTTGGAGTAGTGAAGACAGGTCGTCCATGCTCGTCAATAAATCCTTCAAAGTTCCATTCCATTGGAATAAACAAAGCATATAAACCAGATTTTGTTTGGCCATTTCTATTTCTACTTTTGACATTGCTGTCGTTATATAATTTTTTAAAATTGTCACCGCCTTTATCAAGAGCGTTACTTGTTGAGCCCATCATACACTTACCTATAATCCTGCTACCAAGACGTAAACAAGTTTTTGTTACTCGCCAGTTGTTCAGAATATTATCAGGCCTTTCCCACTTACCGCTCTCATCGTGTACTAATAAGTTTAGTTTTTCACCATCATAGCTATTGTCTCCAGTGTTTTTCCAATCAATAGTAGTATCTAGACCTTCTAGTTCCTCAAGCTTTTCGTTAGAAGTTATTTTACGTCTTGTGAATTTACTTGCAGGCACACGGTAAGCTAACTCAGATTTTGGTCTATCCATACCGTCCTGTATAGGCTTAAAAAAGAAAGGATAGTTGATAGATATTGGCACAACTTTATCAGTGAACATTTTCTTAGCATCTGCTCCTGACTTTGATAATATACCAAATCTACTATCGCTAGATATTGTTGCTTGATTAACTGTTTCTGCGCTACTCATAAACGAAAAACCAGAACGTCTGTTTTTTAAATAACACATACCGTAGCATCTTGTATCAGCTTTACAAGCTTCCCAAAATATATAAAATAATCTATTAGCCTCTCTAAAGTCTGGAGCACCAACATCTATTTTGCTCCACTGGAGGTACATGTAGTGAGTTCCTGTAATATAAGTTGGAACACCAGCATTTTGAAACCAAAAACCTTCGTCTCTTCTTTTAAACTCCTCATCTATATAATCGTACCATTGATCTTTTTGTTCCTCTGGATATGCTCTCCAGTCGAATATATTTTTTAGCTTACTCAAAGCTTTTGGCTGGTCAATACGTTGCCATTTATCTTTATCGTTGCTATACACATTTTTCGGTACAGCAGGCAAAGCTACTTTTAAGCCTTGTATATCATAGACCTCTCCAATACGGCCAGTCTTAGAAATAACTACAACATCGTTTTCTTTGTTATAGCCATACTTCCATTTTTTAGCCTTATTAAGCCTTTTTATGGTATTAACTTTAATAGGCTCAATTATTTTATATAAGCTTTGCTCGTACAAATTATTTATATTTAACGCTTTGATCGACTAGTATTAATCCAAAGTTAGAGAATACACCAGTGTCATTTCCACTAACCTCAATTGCATTAACGTATATATCTGTTTTTTCTTCTACAGCCAAAGGCAAAGTGTATTTCTTGTTGTATGTAGCTGTAGAATTAGAATCTAAAGCTATTTCTTGCTGAAGTCTAATTATACCATTTTTTCTAAAATATAATCCAATAGATGCTTGTCTTGAGAAAAACGTTCTGACTATAGCTCCAGAAAGGTTTGTTATATAAGCTTTGTGATTAGCTGGAACAGTGTATACAGCCATTTGAGTTTGACCAACTGTTGCTGGTATCTGCGCAAAGACTAACGATCGATCTGTTGGCTCTATAAGTATAGTTCCTACGTTAGCTTCTTCAGTTCCAGCTTCCGTCACAAAAGCCCTAAACACCCTAAGAAAATATTTATTGCTAACTGACTGTCCAGTGCCTCTTAAACCGATCTCTTCTTCAATCAAATTGTAGTCTCTGTCTACTCCAAATACTTTAATTTTTGAAGCTCCTTGACCACTTGGATTATCGCTGCCGCTTGAGCTACTCACTAAAATACGATCTGCCGATGAAGCGAAAACATATTTACCACCAGCGCTCCATATAGTCTCTGGGTCTGTACCTGTATCAATATCTAAGTTAAAGCCAAACTTATTTACAGCGGTGTGCTTAGGAACTAAACCTTTAGACACTTCTGTGTAAAAATCAAAAAAATGATTATTCATAACTTTTATTTTTTAGATCTACCTTCAGCAAATCCTTTAAACACTCTTTCTTTTTTCTCTTCAGGCTCTTTGCCTTCTAATATATTCTCTTCTTCTTGTATACGGTTAAGTATTTCAAAGGCATCGAATATAGCTAGCTTTTTTGTAGCTGCAGCATTTTTTAATCTATCTGCAGATACATCATCTTCACTGTGAGTAATAATCTGCTCTTGAGCTACTTTAATTAACTCTTCAACAGCCTTATGCCCAGCTTGGATTATACTCTTCTTCGTCTCCTTGATATTCATATTTAATTGTAATAAAACTAGACATAACTCTATACATTCTCTCACCGTCTATAACAAACTCGTATTCGCTGTTAGGTCTAAAACCTACTAAATCACCAACGTCTACAGATCCATCTGTATATTTAACTATACCAACAAGTGGCTTTTCTTTTTCAGTAGAAAACTTATCGGTTGACTTTATGGGCTTTATAAAACAATAACCTTTTAAAGCTTTCCATTTAGATTCTTTAAATCTACTCCAAGCGCTAGATCTTTTGTAAGCAAATATTTGATCGTGCTTTATAAAATATTGATCTTCCTTGTAATAGCTTCTACTGTTTTTTTCTACGCCTCTAATGTCGTGCCATCTTCTAAAAACGTTGTGATGCGTAATTATAATATCACCAACTTTTACTTCAGTATTAATACTTTTAGGAACAGACAGTACAACAGCTTTTCTGTTTACAAACTCATGGTTAAACACTTCAGCGTTTAATATTAGCTCTTTACCTTCTACGCTAGTTTTATTGTTATAGCGGTCACCTAAAGGCTTTATAATGTAGTCGTACAAACCTTGCATTAATACTCGAGATTATACTCAATAGATATAGCCATGTTTTTATTAAAGTCTTTCCAAGGCAATACGCTTTTACCTTTTCTTATATATATAGAATACTTATCTTCTTCTTCTACTATATCGCATATAGTATGACCACCATACACTTCCTGATTAACAGAATAGTGCATGGCGTCAATTTTATAATCTTTACCTATTGTAATTTTACGAATTAGCTTGCTCATCTTCTGGGTAGTTTATTGCTCCAGTGTTAATGTCTACATCCATTTTACCGTACTCTTCTTCAAGCTTGGTGTTTATGTCACTCATAGCCTTGTTAATTACGTCTAATTCGTGAAGTAGCATATGCTTTCTAGCTTCAGCGTTACCTATCTCTAACTTGATCTGGTTAGATGTTGAGATTACTTGCTGAACCTCCTTTAGCTGTTCGTCTGTGATTTTTTCTGGCTTAGCAGCCAAGTCGATTGATTTTCCCATTTTAATTTAATTTAATTAATAATTGTTATACTTTCATGTCCGCATAGGACAATCCTAAGAAGCTATGAACGCCTTCGCCATCAATATCTACCTTGTAACTATCCCAAGCATCGTGGTCGCCATCTAAATCACCATCTTCATTGATAGTTAGATCTTTCCACAATACATCTACGTGATATTTGTCAGATAGTACTGGAGCTGTAAGTTCATTACCTTCCTCATCATAATCACCTGGTGTGATTACAATATTACCTAATTCAACGATACAATGCTTATGAGTTGGGTATGTATTGCCATCTTCATCTGTAGCAGTGCCTAATGCAGCTATTTTACTTTTAGCTGTAGATTCGTTTGTAAATTCGTATTTTCCTATTTTATTCATAATTAACTTGTTAACTCATCTAATTGAGTGGTGTTAAA